ACCTTGATTACAATCGGACCAGCACTCTCTCTTATGCCCACAATAAACACAACCAATAGGCAACTTAAGATTGCCAGACTCCCCATCAGCAAGAGGAGCATAGCACCTATCAGGCACACGATCATTGCTAACCATTCCTTTAAGATGTTTAACTCTTTCCTTTGCATTGATCATCTCCATCTGATGTACTGGAGTAAGACATATTTCACCACTTGATTTATCTATCACAAGAAATGCTGCTTTATTAACTTTGTTAGCTTCAGCATAAGCAGAGATTTGTGCTATGTAACCAAAGGGATCATCTTCTAATAAAGTATTTTGTTTAAACTTCTTGAAGCTATAAGCTGATGCACTCTTACAATCAACCAAGACATCATCTATCATAGAGTCTTGATGACCAAGCACACCTTCAATATTAACTTCTTTCTGCTGGTCAGTAACCTTATGACCTGCAATAGAAGAACATAGCAGAAGAAGTTCTTCCAAGATATAACCATACAGAAACTTAATCCTTGTACTAGGAGTCAGGTCTTCAATCTCTTTCTTACTATTAATATCATACCATAGCTGTCGATCAGGCTTACCTATAGCAGATAGTCTAAGCCCTCTGGTGCGAGGTTCTTCATACATGAAGGCTTTAATATGTACCTTAAGCATCTCACCAAAGGTATCAATATGTTTATCCACTTCCTTCTCATCCATCTTAATTGGAGCAAGAGAAAATAAATCGTATATATCTTTCACTAGTGTATCTATTATTTTCATATTATAAAAAATAGGGGTAGAAACCATAAACAATCTCTACCCCCAAGTCTCCCTTAGTTTACATTAAGAGGCGAAAGGAATATCTTCTGCAACAACTTCAGCTACATAACCACCGGGAACAACCGCAAAGTCATCTGAACTACCTTGGTTATACTCAACTAACTCAATTACTTGTACGGCTGTTAAGTCAGCACTTCTGCCAGAGTTTTTACTTGGTGGGTGATACCAATCATAAGGCTGCGCTCTAACACATACAAGGCTACCATTACCAATGTATTTATTATCCCAAGCTAGATTTTGAGAGTCTTTTACAGTAGGAGCAACTCTCTCGCTTCCATCATTCTTTAGATGCTTACGTTTAATCGTAATGAAATCAGGTCTAACATTGCCTTCTTTATCTAGCTTACCAGATACAATTTTTAATCCTGCACCTTCAACAACTGCACGGCTCTCATCATCAACCTCAACATCTATTGTCCAACATGGATCATAGGTTGTATTAAGATCAATTACAGAAGCCCATACAGATTTTCCTGTAACAAAAATAGCAGGTAACGAAATTGGAGTATTCATATTTTATTTCCTTTGTCTTTATGTCACACCATTGTGACTTTGTGTCTTACTTAGAACGTAATTATACCACATATAATTCTGTAGGTCAATAGCTAATTTGAATTAATTTAGCTTTGTCTACAGGTATATGGAAGAAAGGTTCTGCCAAGTGCGGTTCACCAGTTCTACTAGAGTTTTGTATAGTACCTACACTCGATTCATCTACAATTTTATCCTTAATGAACCAAGCTTGAGTACAATTTGTATTAAAAATAACAAAGTATAGATCATGTTCTGGGTAATCTTTCTCCTTTCTATTTATTAATCTTTGTTTACGTTCAGGGATACGTACTTCTTCCCAAGAGTTAGGCCAGTAGTCTCCCCACTGATTCTTTATCTCAACTTCAAAGAAAAACTTTTCATCTTTCTTATTAGCTGAGACATCAAAATAATAATCTTCTTTATCTACAATGTCAGTAAAGTTTTCTGCTGTTAAATAATTTACCATAGCTTTCTTAGCTCTGGCATCATTCTCATTGTAAGACTTACGATCAAATGTTCTATTGTTATGTGCCATTATTAACTTTCCTTTGTTCACAATCTTTTAAATATTTTAATGCTCTTTGTATATAATTAATATTATCTTCAAAGAATCCTAAAGCTGAATTACACTTGTTACATAACCATCCCCTAAACTTTCCTGTTTTGTGGTCATGGTCTAAACACCAACTGCTATTGTCACGTTGTCTGGTGGAATCTTCAGTAGTAATATAAAAATTACCTTTTTTATTTAAACAAATAGGACATTCATAATTAGAGTCAGGTCGAGGGGTAATTTTTAACAAGGTATCTTTTTGCTTTGTCCTTTCTTTATAACAAGTTGAACATTTATTTCTCAACTTCGGTGTACCATCTATTCTTCTTGAGCCTCCTACTGCATCAAAACAATTTAAAGGTAGTCTTTGATTGCATGTAGTACATGTCTTTAGTTCTTGATTCGTATTAAATAAAGTTTTAGAACCAAACATATCTAACTGCTTTTCCATCAGTGAGTCTCACTCCATGTCGTACCACTTTTAAACTCACAATCCAAGGGACACTTAACCTTCAGTGTCTTCTCAGTATCTTTCATTGCATCCTTAGTAATCTGTCCAAACTTAGCAGCATCTTTCTTAGCTACCTCGAATTGGTATTCATCATGTATAGATGCAACTAACTTAGCATCAACACCTGACCCACGTATACGTTCAGTTATATGTACAAGCCATTGCTTACATATGATAGCTCCTGCACCCTGTAGTAAGGTATTAAGGGCTGCATGTTCTGATCTAATATGCAATCTTCTACCATCAAGTGCAGGTATAGTACCATCCTTAGACCACTTAACTACGTCATCTCTTAACTTCTTAAGCTTTGGCATATTAGATAAGAACTTAGTTATTAAATTCTGTCCTTTACCAGCACTACCACCAATCACTTTACCTAGCTTGGAAGCTCCAGCACCATAAAGAAAGGCATAGATAAATTTCTTTGATTGATCACGATCAGTTAGACCAGCAGCTTTCATGTTAGCTGTATGTACATCACCATTAACAACCTCATTAGTGAAGTCAGGATCGTTCATATAGTGAGCAAGACAACGTAGCTCTAACCCAGATGCATCAGTTCCAATCAAGGTGTGTGTATCTGGGTTAGAGACAGTCCACAATGCCCTACACTCCTTACCATAGGGTGAGTAGACTGCTGGTACTTGAGCCATGTTGGGAGAGTTATGAGCCATCCTGCCTGTCACGGTGCGAAGGGTCATTACTCTACCTCTAACTCTGTTGTCTTCCTGACACGCCTTAATCCAAGCTTTGATTAGACCAGTACGTTTCTGTAATAGAAAGTACCTACTAAACATCTCAGCTTCTGGCATATCAATCTTAGATAATATCTCTTCACTAATTATTACATTACCTTTATCTGTATAGTGAATAGGTTCCCATCCTAGTTTCATCAGGCGTTCAGCTATCTGCTTACGAGAACCAATGTTGAATGGTATGTACTTAGTCTTAGTTACTAACTTAACTTCAGTAGGCTCAAACATTTCTTTAGATTTATCAGATAAAGATTGTTCTTCTTCCTCTAGTGTAGCTAGAAAAGACATAGCTTCACGTAAGTTAAACGTAAATCCATTCTTCTCTTGCTGATCTACGATAGCTCTAACCTTAAGCTCAAGGTCATAACTCTTATCAGAGAACTTCTTACCTTCTTTCTCTAACTCTTGAGCTACCTTATGAGTTAGTCGTACATCTTGTTGACAATACTCAAGCATCTTAGGTGTATATGTAGTGAAGTCATCACAGTCTCCTTTTAAAAACTTAAGCCTCTTACCCCATGAAGCTAGTGAATGACCACCATCTCTGACAGGATTATATAACTGTGACTCTATTAAAGTATCACGAACTTGTGATAGCTTTATGTTTGATCCTATCAAACGGTTAAGTACAGGGGCATCAAAGCTAACCCCATTGTGCATAATAAACTTGTCTATCATCTTTGACCAAGGCGCAAACTCTTTACACTCATCACCTACCCATACCTTTTCTTTACCATTAGAATAGTTACGGGCTACAATACAATGTATAGTACTTGGATCAAGACTGTCTGTTTCAATATCAACTATTGCTGTTACCATTTTTCATATCCACTATGTAAGATTGATCAGTAGGTACACGATAGAAATCTCCTATGATTTTACTTTCCATAATAATTTCAGCAGCTATATGCCATGCACGTTCTAAATCTTTACTGAAAACTATGATAGTAAACAACGAATCATTATAATCTTTATACCATTTATCAATTAAATATTTCTTTGATACTGGTACATGTATATACTTCCAGTTGGTAGGCCACTCACCTATCCATAAATCATTAACAAACATTTCATAGAAACATTTGAGTGGCCCACCGTTCACCTGCCCACACACACCAAAACCATATTGTTCGTCTGTATCTAATATCATATCAGGTATTTCTTTTATTAACCAGTTCGTAAGAATTTGTTTAGATAGGGGTGTCATCTTCTTGATTCTCCTCAAAAGGATTATTAACTTCAGTCATTCTACCAGTTTCTTTATCATAAAACAAGTGACAACATACACCAGTGTCACCCGTGTATCTATTCTTCAAGATACGTAGTACTGTAGTGTTAGCTTCTATCTCATCTGCCGCCTGTTGATTACGTTCTAATGCAATCACACTGTCAGATAGATGTGCTATAGATGCTGACCCTCGAAGGTGCGACAAGGAGACCTCACGCCCATCCTCATGCCCTCTATCACCTGATGGCCTACGTAGGTGACTGACAAGTAGCAAGCCTATGTTTGTACCTTCTACAAGGGATCGTAGCTTGGTCATTAAGATGTCAATAGACTTACGTTCATCTGTTTCTTCCTGACCTGATACTAAGATAGATAGGTGATCAAGTATCACCCACTTACATCCTAATCCTTTAGCCATATACCTAATCTTAGATAGTATCTCATCGTTAGATATAGATCCAAAGTGATCAAAGGCAAAGAACCTACCCGTACCTAGAGTTTTATCTTGCCATGCAGTAAGCTGTTCTCTAGTATACTTATTCCTAACCTCTTTAATGTACAGTCTAGCATCAGCTTCTACACTCATCAGGTTGAAGGCAGTATTCCTAATGCTTTCTTCCATAGCTAACACACCTATATTATCCTTACTTACTTGCATGATATGGTGCATTAGTTCGCGTATGATGCTTGACTTACCCATACCAGCACCACTGGTGAAGGTTACTAGCTCACCAGTACGCATACCATAGGTCTTTTCATTGAGACCTTGCCAAGGATACTCAACTGTTTCACAATACTTCTCATCGTATAAGGTAGAACCTAGATCAGCTAGGTTTACAATACCTGCTGGTGTAAATGTCGTAGCATTCCACCAATCATCATAGAACTTCTTACCTTGATTAGTCTTGAGGTATTCATTTGCATCTTTTAATTCTAACTGTACTATCTTACATTTGTTGGGATCAAATAACTCAGCTACCTTAAGTGCTGAATCTCTTCCGGGCTTATC